CAGTTCGACTCTGGTCATCCCGACTAAAATAAATCGAAGATACTGAACTTCAAGTAATTATCTTTGGTCGTCGGTAAAGTGGTCGGCGAAAAGTCGGTGAACTTTAATTTAATAGAACAAACAGTATTCAATAGGGCATTTCACGCAAAAGTTAGAAAATGCCTAAAAAAAATTTTTCTTCAAAAAACAGACAAACGGCTATTAATGAGATTGTAGGATGGAAAACACCTAAGTTTCATCAAGCCTCTGAATGTTATGTATCTCTTTCTGCGTTTGACCCAGAGAGAGGAAAGTTCCGCATAAAGAAGTTTATGCTCGACCATGTCAAAGGTAAGCGTAATCAGAGAGAGTATGGAGAAGCCCTTATAAAAAGGTTGACTGAAAAACTTATGCAAGGCTGGAACCCGTGGGTGGAACTCGTACAACCTCTTGAGTACACATCATTCGATGATGCGTGCACAAAGTACGAGGCTTATCTATTCAAACTCCTTAAGGAACACAACATGCGTGAGGAGTCTGTTGTATCGTATTGCAGTAGGATTAAGATTCTGAAAGAGTGGAAGAAAAAACAGAACGTCAATCTGTATTACACTTATCAATTCGATAGCAAGATGGTGGGTCAATTTTTGGAGTACGTTTTTGTCGACAGAAACAACACGCTGCGGACGAGAAACAATTACCTCTCTTGGCTCAAAACCTTCTGCAAGTATCTACTGGAGCGTGGATACATATCTTCAGATCCTACAGAACACTTTTCCATAGTGCAGCGACGTGGTCAACTTAAGAATCGCGATGTTATTCCTGATGATGTCCTGGAGCGAATAAAGGGGTGGTTAATAGAACACAATAAGCATTACCTGCTTGCCTGCTATATTCTACATTATTTATTTGTGCGCCCAAAAGAAATGAGTTATATTAAGGTAGGAGACTTTAATATAGCAAAAAAGACATTATATCTTCACGGTTCAATAGCAAAAAATCATAACGATGCACTCTTAACACTTCCTGATCATGTTATTAAATTAATGATAGAACTACGTATCTTCGATAGTCCTGGACAGTATTTCTTATTCAGCAATGATTTCAAGCCAGGAAAGGAACGACGAACAGAAAAGGCTTTCAGAGATTACTGGAGTCGTTATGTTCGAACCAATCTGAAGCTAACAGACAGATACAAATTCTATAGTCTCAAGGACACGGGCATTACGAATATGCTGCGTGCGAATACCGATATACTTACCGTGAGAGACCAGGCGCGACATTCATCAATATTGATTACAGACATATACACTCCCAAGGATATTCAGCAAGCGAATCAGTTGTTATTAAACTACAAGGGAGTGCTTTAATACTTAAAAAAACAGAGCTGTAGGATGGATAATTTCCGTCCTACAGTCCATCTTTCCTACAATTATGCCCAGCAAGTTTTTTTACGTTCGCAAACATTGGCAAGAATTGATGGCTTAAATCTTCCTATACTTCTTCAACAGCCAAACAATGATGTAACCCACAGATGCAAGTATAAGGGTAGACATTGCGCCGATTGCCCAACCGCCGACATCCATCTTTATCTTCTGCCACCGAGATAGCTTTTTCTCTACTGGCACAGGAATTTCCTTGTATTCTTTCCTTGTCGCTCGCAGACTGTCATTACTTGCCTTGTAGCGGTCTATCTGTCGTTGAAGCGTGAGGTTGTCCTGCGTAGCGTGCCAGCGGTCACGATAGCGAACAATTAACTTTTCCTTGATGTGTCCTTGATTATCCTTGATGATTACAATGCTATCATGAATAGCGACACTATCACGGATGTTAATCACCTGCCGAGTGATTAAGCTATCCTTGATATGTACGCTGTCCTTCCTTGACATGTAGATAGTATCTGTGCGGATAGACTGCACAGGTACATACACTCTATGTGAACAGCTTGTGAGGCAGAGTGCTGTAAGCGAAAGTAAACCTATTACGATTAATATTGTGTACACGTAGTATTTAATTTCCTTATCTTCCATACGATTATACGTTTAATGTGAAACATTGTCTTCTTTGTTTTCCGTCAGTACGTTTATAGCCTACATGCACCCAACGTGACGTCTTCGACTTCTCGATAATGATTTGGTCGAATGCGTAGCCCATGCGTGAGAATACCGAAGCAAAGAACTTTTCAAACTCAGTCTGCTTACCATTGACAGGTTGCAAGTCGGCAGCGTAACCCTCAACGTGTGCCGAGTTCTTCACGCCACCCACAGCCTTGTTTAGCTCCGCCGAGCGGTAGCCACTTGATATACGAATTGCTGGATTTCCGAGCTTGTGGGCTTCGCAATATTTTCCCCATTCTGCACGAATATTCTCTAACAGAGTAATCGTCTCGGTAAGGTGAACCCTCACAATAGAAGAAGGGTTATTGCTTATCTTGAGTTGTTCAGCGGTACTGGATTGCACCAGCTCCGCAAGTGTAAAGTTTGCCATACTATTCTTCTATTTTTTGATTTACATTTTTCTCTTCACCAATGTAGTCAGCGACATACTGAATGACTTTCTTTGCATCTCTATCTGATGCTGCACTAACGACTGATTGAATGATGCGCTGCATATCAGCAGCAGTACTCTTTCTCTCTCTTGCATGTTCAATGAGACTCTTTGTCTCTATGATGAGTAAGGAAGCAGAGAACAGTAATGTACAGATAGGGAAAGTCTTAACACCTAACAGAGAACAAGACGTGAAAATCACGACATCGATAATCAAGGCGATAAGAAGAAATCGCCAATACTCACCAATCTTACCAAGCGTCTTGCGCATAAGGTGCGAAGTCAAAGGCTTCTTCAACTTATTTTGCGTATAAACCCTATCCCACAAGTCGATGAAGGCTGCGCTAACAACCAAAGCCCACATCACGACACATGTTATAAGATGTGTAGCTACAGAGTGAATAAACTCTGGTGTAAACTGTAATTCAACTATATCCATACGAACACCTCCTTTACAATAGGAAAAGAAAAACACCCACGATCGCACCAAGCATACCTGCACATACATCGAGCCAATCGAACTGCTCCTTTCTGTAGTAGTAATCGACACTCTCTTTTCCTGTCATGACGAAGAATGCTGGTACCAATGCAAAAATTAAGTACGCATTAACTGCGTGTAAAGCCTTGCACGCAATCATAGAAACGACAAGACCAGCAAACATGTGCAGATACTTATCGCTACCAATGGCTGCGAGTCGTCCGAAAATCCTGTAAATACAATCTAATAAATTTTTCATATCACTATTTTATTTAATTAAACATCCATATTAGGTACTGGTGTAACAGCTGGTGGTTCGTCGCCATTCGATGGGTTGATTAGATTTCCACCGCTATCAGAAGAGAAGTTATTTCCGCCTAATTCAGAAACATACGACTTCGTAACAACCGTGTCGTAATAAACAGACCGCACAGAGTAAGACATCTTTTGAGCTACAACCGCACCTCCACTTGTAGAGCCAATCTCGAACAATCCGCCATAAATAAGTTCTCCACTCTCTCCAATCTTAAGTGTGATTGGAGTTGTAGCTGCAACTATAGCCTTATCGTCGCCTGTGTATTGCTTTCCTAACTGTAAGGTTATATTTTCGTGTGATTTATCATCCAGCGTAGCAGTCAACTTAATATCACCACCTCCATAAGTGTTCTGTTGAAAACCTTTATTGGTAATTTTCACAATGATGTTAACACCGAGATAAGCCTTACCATCACGCTTGCTAACGAAGTATCTGCTGGCATTAATCAACTTCATATCTACTCCATACTTATTCACTATACCACGATGATTAAGCATTATCTGCGGCTGTCCGAGTTCATTCGTAAGAATGATGTTCGGGTAGCCGTCCACCTCTCCGAAGGTGATGTTCCCGAACCGGCAGCGCATCAGGATGCGGCGGGCGTCGACGGTACCGTCCTCGTTGAACACGGCGATGTCCTCGCCCTTGTTGTTGCGTATCTTCGTCCTGTCGGCCGTGAGTGTTATTTCGCCGTCTTTAATCTCCATGCCTGCCTTACTCATTTGTGTATAAACGTCTTCTCCCTCTGCTGGTATCCATGCTTTCTCGGGCTGCGTGCCCTCGGTGAGCGTGATCCAATTAACGGTTACCTCGCCGTTCTTACCTTGCGGAAGTTGGTTAGGGAAAGAGTAACAGTTAAAGCAATATGTGTTATCCACTGATGCTTTGTCTTTTGGAATGCGGAATGTGACAGAGTTGGTTGTGTCAGATGTAGCTTGTATATCGCAATCTACCATAAAGCCTTTCCAACTTTTATCGAAGATATATGTGCGCAGCATCTGACGTTTGTCCCATGCGCTACTACTTATGCGACCATTTACCGTTAACGTGTAATCCGTTTCAGGCTTTAGCTTTACAGTCAATTCTCCATCGTTTACCATAGCAAACGCACGGCTAATTGTTCTGTTCAGCTGTCCCCCCTTAATGAGATTCCTTGCCCCACTCTTCAGGCTCTCCACTTGCAGGCGAATGCCTCGTGCGTCCTGCTGAATGGTGGTAATGTCCTTTCCGTGCTGCGAGACGGTCGTTCTCACGTCTCCGATGACGTTCACAAACGATGCAGCTTCCATTGTGATTTGCACGGTACGGCGGTCGAGCGTCTTGTTCGCATTGTCCCTTAGTTCGATGTTGATAAAGTCGGGACGATCACCCGTCTTCGAGTAGTTCTCCATCTGATACGTTCCGCTGTTGACCCTGCCTGCCGTCATAGTGAGAAATACTCCTTGATTCGTCCATGCAATGAGGTGATAACCTTGTGCCGCTCCCGTTTCTACACTAATCTGCGCACCCTTGACGTGCTCGATGGTGTACTCAAGGTTTACACGTAGCACGTTGTCAGATGCCACGATAGCTTTCTCCGTCTGTGGCTGGAGACGATAGAACTCCGCTGCTGCTCCGTTGCTCCCGTTCGCACCCCGTGCACCTGTGTCACCCTTTGCGCCTTTCTCTCCGTCGTGTACGTCGGCAATCGTGATCTGTTGCCTTGCAATAGTTTCTTTATTCATATCTGTTATGTTTTAGGTAGGTGGATGAGTTTCCGCCTACGATTGGTTATTTCTTCGTTATCTCACAGACGATGGTTGTCTTTGTCGCTACCTCTGCAGCAAGGACAGTGATAGGGTTGCCCGTCTTGACGTTCGACGTTGTCCCGTTCCAGTTCTGCGGCTTGCCGTCCTTATCAAACTTCGCCCATGCGTAATCGAACTTGCGACTTGCGGCTGCCGTCGCCTCGTCCTCTATTTTCGTCCCCGACTGCCATATACGTGCGCTGATGGTAGTCTGCCCCGTTCCGTTAACAATCTTGTCGCCTGTTGGGCAGTAGAGTTCAACGGTGTAAGGGTCGGTTAAGTCTTGGAACGTCACGAGGGCTTGTGCGTCGGCTGCTGATTGCCCGTTGCCACCATTATCGTGAGCACGCACACGGAAGGTCTGGAAGTTCAGTACGTCAGCTGGCTTCACCGTTAGCGTTGCACCATTAGCACGTCCCGATGCTACTGCCTTCCATGCCCCCGTAGCCGTGTCGAACTGCTCCCATGTTAAGGAGTTGCCTGCGTTGTCGGCTACCGAGCCACGGAAGCACTGTGCCGTGACGGTCAAGTCGCCAGTAACGGTCTTGTCGAACACGTTACCCTTCGGGCAGGTCAGCACGACAGAGAAGAGTGCGCCACTCGTCACGTTGCGTATCACGGCGAACGAGCCACCAATCTTAGATGTGATGTGATCAGCATCTATATAGTCCGCTGTGAACGTCACGTTAAGGTCTGTCGTGAGATTACCCTTGATAACAAGTTGCTTAGCTGCGTTGACAGCATAGTTTGCGTTGTTTGTCGATGCCGTGATAGCTGTTCCATTGACCGTGTAAACGACATTCGTACAGTTCGCCAAATGCTCCGTTGCATCGCCACTCTCATACACTTTCGGAGTAATCGTGTTGTTCTGTGTAGGGTAATTCGGAGTGTACACGTTCGTATCAGGGTTGTACCCTTGCGAAAAACCCTGCGAGGCTGTGAAGTAAACCTGCACCGACTTTGCGTCGTTGAGGTCTACAATAGTGATTTGATTTCTTGCTGTAATTGCCATTGCTTTTAATCTATGAAGTTAATACTTAGTTAATCGTCTAATACGCATTCAAAGACGGTGCGCTTGTCTACGTCCTCCGCCTTAATAGTGATGGTTGAGCCTACGCCCTTATGCCTGTCGTTCCATGCCTCGTCATACGTAGCGTTGCCGCTGTGTCGAATCCATGAGAAGCTGGATGGAGGAAATGTACTTGTAATATCCACGTTCTCCTTTGTCACGACAGCTGTAAGCGTTACGCTGCCTTGACGATTACGAATGAAGTTACCCCCGTCAGAATAGATGTTAAGCATAACAGGTGCTGCTCCCTGCTCACCTGCCGCGCCCTGCGCCACCTGCTTAATCCACTTCGCGCTCTTGTCTGATGGAGGCTCCGAGGATGGTTCTTTGCCCACATAGAGCCATAGTGAACCTTGATAAGAGAAGCGGTCGTAATGCCCTGCTATCGTCCCCGTCTGCCACTCACCACGATCGCATACAATTGGCGAGCTTGTGCCCGTTCCTGCTCCCGATACTATCTTGAAGCTGTCAGAGCGAATCGTAGTGCCTCGTGGCGAAAACTCATTGACAATATGCGTAGTTAGGTTGAAGTCATTAATGCCTGCATAGTCGACCCTTTTACCCTCCGACACATAGAGAATGTAAGCGTATTGCCTGTCGGGGTCGGTCTGCGAGCCTAACTGTATGATGTCGTCCTCTGCCTGTGGAGCGTCATTTTCCGTACTGGTATCATATCCCACGCACGCATGTTTCTTTCCGTCAATAGTCAGGTCGAGACTGCCTTTGATGTCGGACAGGTCGATGAAGTAATACAGCTTTCCGCTGACCGTCTCATCGCCCATGTTCACCACCAGCCGCCAGTAATAGCGGTTGCTCGCCTGCTTCGTTGTACGTGAGAGGAGGTTTGCTGTTTTGCACATCGCCTGGTCGCCGATTCTCCAGTCATTCGATATGCGCTTTTCTCCGTCGTCTGCCAAGAAGTAACAACGATATACGTTACCAGTCTTCTTCACGAATGCAATCATACCACCTGCGCTCGTATATCCAACGTCCCCTGTCGTAAATGCCAGCCGTCTGTACTCCAACTCGGCAAATGTTGCTTTCTGCCTTACATTGAGTTTGTCAACCTCCGCCACCGCCTTGCCCGTCTCATCCAGATACACGCCAAAACCCCGACCGTCCAGTAAGCCTGCACGAAAAGCCTTACTCTTCACTCCATCAGCAATAAGGGTTAGCAACGTAGCGTTTCCCTCGCCATCAATCCCCAGTCCCTTATCACCAATAGCGATACCCTTCATGAAGGTAGTCAGTGCATTAACGATGGTGTCTTGATCTGTTCGAACGATTTTCTCCCAATCGACACTCTTAGGGTCGAGCATGCGAGCATACTTCGCCTCGTCAGCTAAGCCAGCGAGTATCTTCTGTGCATCCAAGGTGAGGTAGCCACCAATGCGGTCGAGCGCATTCAGTACCGACATGTTGTCGTGGCGGTGTCCGAAGGCACCATCACCCTTGTAAGCAGCGGTGACTTCACGAGAGAACCACTCAAGGATAGCTTCAGCTGTGGTAATATTCCACTTGTCAGAGTAAGGACTCTGAACTGGAAAGAGAGCCCCACTGCTCAGCGGTAGTCGCTCAAGCTCAACTAAGCGTGGGGCGATGGTAAAAGACCCTACATCAGGAATCTTGATATCCAACATTGCAGGTGCAGCGTCCTCTGACCTGGTAATATTCAGGTAGGGACGTGCATCTGCGTACTTATAGGTAAATGTATAAGATGAAGGGAGGTCTTTTGTCTGCCAACTGACGTCGCTCTCTGTTACGACAATGCGACGTACATAGTTGCCTGTGTAGAGGAACTTACCCAAGGAAGGGAAGAAGTCCAGCAACCACTTACGTTCCTCCTTAGACAGGAAACCTGTGTTCTTCTTGTATTCTCTGACCGTGTCAACACGATACTCTTCTGAGTCGTTCTCAATCTCTGCTACGTTGTGTGTATGTTTCGCTGTATTCTCAGCATCGCCATACGCACGGAAGGTGTCGAGACCACCGAGTGAGTTTTCAAAGAGTACCCACTGTTCTTCTTCGCTACGGATGTCAGAAGCGTAGTATCGCTGAATGTAGGTGAGTCGAGTTCCAGCAGCGTCTTCTATCCATACATCATAGTAGCTTGGCATCTTGCCTAACTTACCAGCGATGACTCCATATTGCATCGGCATCGTCCACACCTTGCCATGAGAGAGGTTGCCCAGTACGAGGTCAGACTGAACATAACTACCGTTCTCTTCTATATATGCACGACACTTAGCCACGCAGTCCTCGACAGCGTAGTAACTAAGAAACTCTGGCGTGTAATAAGTGACAGGCTTCACAGTAGGTTGCCACGTCAAGAAGTTACGCTTCAACCAACTTGAAGCGGTGTCGGCAAAGTTATCAATACCAGCACGGAGTACCGTGAATTGCCAAGACTCTTGAGCAGCTGTTTTATCTTCGATGAGATTAACCAAGAACTCACGAGCAATGTTCGGTTGACGATAAATTGTAGTCGACTCCTGGAGCTGAAAAGATAACAGCGGAGTAATGATGTTCTCCAAGTCTATCTCTATGCGCTTAGCCTTGTTAGGTGTATAAGTGTGCTGCACAATGATTTCATTCGAGTCTGCATACTTCAGAATGAATGTAACCTCTTGCGTGCTTGATATAATGAAGTGATTCATCGAGCCAGTCAGGCTGAGCGAATCAGGTTTAAGAATAATATCCATGTGCGAATTGTTTAACACAAAAGTACCCTATATATTTGAGATGATAAAGGACAGGTTTTAACCGACATAATTAAAGAGGTACGCACTCCAACCACACCTCTGTCCGAGTGTATTCATACTCTCCGTGTCGGAACCAGCCACCTTTTCGTGTTATTCGCTCAGTATATGAACGCTGCTTACCATATTGCACACCAACATACTCAGCTGAAGGTAGAGGAGGGTAGACTGTCACGAAGGTCTTGTTTCGCTCTCGATCAGCAGCCTTATATTCTTCCCAGCTGACTGATGTCCGCTTCTCTTTTCCAACCCACTTATATTTCACATCCATAGCCTTGAGTTGCTCATTGATAGTAGGAGCGGTAATGGTCGGCTCCATAAGCGATACCGTGTACAGTTCTGACTCTACAGGCTCATTCTTTCCTCCAAGTGTGAACTTGAGTTTATTGAAAAAGAAAGGCACACCACGGATAACGACCTTAGCATAAGAGGATAGGTTCTGCTTCTGCGACTGAGAGAGCAGTAGCTTCACCTTCATGTCGTGAAGTGAATTGCGCAGTAGCAGGTCATATTCACGGTAGAATTTTTCAAAGATGCCTTGTGGACCATTGTAATGCAAGGCATAATCGAAGATGCGAGGATGTGAAGGTGCATTCACATCGTAAGCAGAGACTGTTCCTGCTGGACGACCGTCTGAAAGATAACTGAAGGCGAGTATCGTCTTTTGTTTGTTAGCAGATTCAGAAGTGTTCTCCTTTGGTTCTGTCGCAACAACCATCTTCGAATTGAGCGAGATATATGAACCTACGTAGAGGAATTTACCCATATCATAGGTGAAGTCTTCCTCTTTAACTGTAGCCTTATAGCTAAGGATGCGCAACTCAGGTATGAGTTCAGGAACCTTTATCTCTTTTGCTTCGAGTGTTTCTCCAGTGTTGTAGTCTTGCGAGGCTTCACCTATCTTCACCGTCACTTGGAAGTCACCAGACCATCCAGTCTTATAGATAGCTCCATCGACAGGGTCGAAGTAAGCGTTCGGGTTCGCCTTTACTAAGCTGTCTATATCATCGTAGGAGTCTGATATTTCTGAATCAACCTTTTCCTCCGCTGAGAGTGTAACACGCTTATAGTCGTTCTCTGACTTATAAGAGAGCGTAGGTTCTTGCGTTACGCAATGCGTAAGGTCGGTGTTCGGAGGTTCGTTCAGCGCATCACGCAAGAAGATGATATCTGCAATGCGCTTACCTTCATCAGAGGTGAACTCACAGCAGAACTTCTTACGAAAAACAGAGATAAAATCCGCACAAGTAATATCAGGTACAAGGTCAGCAACCTTTATCTTTCCATTCACCAGCACGTCCATCACGTTGTTTACGACCACCATCTTATTGAATGGTTCTGTGCGAGTAAAGAAGTTCTCTTGCAGATCATATCCAAAGTAAGCGAAGACACGCTTCAGAAGATAGTTCGCACGGATGAATGGCGACATATAATATCCAGGTGCGAGCGTGATAGGTACGTCATTAACATACTCTGTGCGCTGTACTGCATTATAGAAGTCACAGCTCTCACCGCTCATATCAGGGTGAAACGATGTAACTGAAGGTACCTCGGGAAGGAAGTCATAGATCTTGTCGTATCTCAACACCTTTTCCTTACCAAAACCATTTAACACCTTATAATTAAGACCTTCCTTTTGTCCAGAATCATCCGTGAAAAGCACTGGGAAGATACCGTAATGCTCATTAGAGTTATTGCGAAGATTACGACAAAAATTAATCCCTTCTTCTACGGTGTTCACGCCTGGTATGAACTCACCTTTGAAAATATCCTTCAGCTTTACCTTCTGAATTCTTGAATAGAAGGAGCCATCGTTAATGTAGAAGGAGGTCGATATTCCACCCTTGTACTGAGCAGACAGTACCACCTGCCTACATTGAGCGAAGTACTCACCATCTTGTATCGCGACATCTGTAGCGGTCATCTTCACTCGTCGACCGAACGAGTCAGGAAAACCAAGAATCCTGCGGTTACGTTCTGACGAAGGCAGTTCGAGCGGTGTCGTCTGTTCTCCGTAATCATTGAAGAATGGATTGGTTCTCTCTACTTGAATCTGTGTATCGGGCTTGAGGTTGTAGTCTTCGCCCTTCTCTATGTTAGTTATCTTCATTACTATGTAAGGTGTTAGTCTATTTACTTCCGAATCTGCGAGCCTTGTCTTGCAGCTGTTGCTTCTGTTCTATCTCATTAAGAGAGACTGATGCAGGAATGCCGTCGACAGACAATCGGTCAAGAACATCCGTTAATCGCTCGATGAGTGTATCTTTATAAGAATCCTTAACCACACCACGCACGTCATTAACTGTTGGTGTGACATATCCGCCAGAGGTACGACCTTGCGCCTGCTGAACAAGAAACTTATTCATGTCGAGTGTGCGAATGGTTCCTGCACGCTGCGCACGGTCGATGATATCAATGAATGGTGCAACGGTAGGATTCTCAACGGCTGCATTCGATGCTACCCACTCTTTGCTGTGACCATACCCACCTTCTCCGACGAGGACGGTTGGTTTGTCGATAAATCCACGTCTGTTAGGGTCGTAATCAGCATGGAACATCTTGCCATCCTGCCTACGCTCAACATCGATACTACCTCCAGACTCAAGACCAGTGGCAACACGTGCGCCTGAAGCAGAGGCGGAACCACCTGCACCATTGAGCGACATACGTTTAACACGCTGACGTTCTGCATTAGCTGCTGAGAGTTGTGCAACACCAGTGACACCCATCAAGGCAGCAGCGATTGAACCAGCGATTGGTCCAAGGTCTGCATAAGCCTTCATGATTGAGGTTGCCGTGTCAGCTATAATCTGAGAGGCTTTGATTGCGAAGTTAACATCAGCATACTTCTTCTGTATCTTCAGTTTCTCATCCGCTTTCTTCTTTTCAAGTTCCGTGGTATCTTTACCTGCTTTCTTTGCTGCTTCAATCTCTGCATCATACTTCGCATCAACGTTCGCTTCCTCGGCTTGCTGTAGTGCCTGAACAGCTCCACTGGAGAGGTTAGAGTAAAAATCGAATGCCTCCTTCATCTTGGCAATCTTCATATTCTTCACCGCCTCTTCGTATTCTTCTTCAGATATCTCTTTATTCTGAAGGTGCATTTTCAACTGATCCAACTCTGCATTATAGAGTTCCTGTTGTGAAGCAAGACCATACTGCTGACGTATCTGAAGGCGGTGTTCTTCTGCCTGCTGATCAAGAAGAGTTAGAGCCTGTTGTCGTTCTTGCTCATTGAGTACACTATCCTCTTCTATCTTCTTGCGACGTGCGGCATACTGGTCACTGAATGTGTCAAGCCCATACTCCTGTCGTGCTTGTGCCTTTTGCTCTTCTGCTTTCTTCGCATAGTCTACGATGATAGCAGCCTTAGCAGCTTCGTAAGCCTTTGTAACTTCCTTCTCACGTTCGCCATTCTCTTTTGCTCGTTGCAAGGAAGCCTGGTAATATCCATCCAAGAGGAGCAACTTTGCATCACATTCTTCTTTAAGTGTCTGTGGCTTAGCTGGTGCTGCCTCCTGAATCTTCTCAAGAGATTCGTAGTATTCTTTTTCAGCTTCGATATAAGCAGTATTCGCTGCCTGCTGCTGGTCAGCGACAGCCTTAGCTTGACCTTCCCGCAATGCTTTCTTTTTTGCAGCATCTTTGAATACTAAGTTTTCAGAGCGTTGCAAATATGCCTTCTCTATGTTGAGAAGTTTGTTCTGATGCTGAATATTGAGGACTGCCACGTATGCGCTGTACTGCTCTTGTGTAAGAGTCTTTTTCGCAAGAGCTTCTTTCAGGGCATTCAGACTCTTATCATAACTTCGCTTTTCAGAATCGATATCTTGAGCACGGTCGTGAGCAAATAACTTGCTCGCTACATCGTCAGGGTCTGTGGTTTTTTCCTTCTTTTCTTTCTTCTTCTTAGGATCTTTTACTCCATTCTCTATTGTACGGTGCCTTTCTTCTTTTAAGTTCGGATTACTCGAATGGGTCTTAACATTTGGAGAAATGTCGACAGAGAGATGAGCAACTTTCTTGTTGCTTCCTGTATTCTTGATAGCTTCGATAAAATTGTCACGAACGTTCGCAGCCATTTTCTTAGCGTCCTGACCGATCTCTGTCCACGTGTCCTTATAAGCATCCCAAAGTCCCTTTATTCCTGTAGTAATCTTATCGACATCGAAAGAGAACGCACCTTCAATTACTTTAGCCCAGGCTTTTGCCATTCGCCCCATGCCTTTGAATCCGTCAATGACAAGATAAACTCCGAACTTGAATACCTCCCATGTACTCTTGAAGTTGTTTTTAATGTGTTCGATGCCAGCACGAAACACCTTAGATTCATTATATAAATCAATGAAGTAGTTAATGATTTTAACAGTGTAATCAATAATCTTAGACAAGGCTTTAACTCCGAATATCTTAGCTTTCATTGTCAGTTCATCAAAGCCATGTTCGCCAAGACCGAAGAACTTAGACATCTTCTCGTTAAGTTCTGCTTGTGCGTCGACCTCTTCACGTTGGAGTTCTCCGTATTCGCCTGTTACGCCCTTCAGCTCCTCCATATTAGTAGACATATCAGCTAAGGTTTTCACGAGTTTCATACCCTCGTTGCTCGCTGTTTTGCCAAAGACTGCCTTCATGACTTGACCCACCTGCATAGAGTTTTCAGGCAGTTCCTTAATCTTACCTGAAATCATCTTAATAGCCTCTAAGATACTGGTCTTTCCTGATATAAGGTCAGCTTCGAGTTGCTTGCTTGAGATACCGATTGAGTTCAGTGCGCTCTGTGTAGCTGAAGACATAGTACGAATACGGTTCGTAGCGGTCTGAATCAAGCCCATACCTGCCTCATTGAATATACCTGAGCGTGTCTGTGTGATACTGGCAACAAGGTCATTAACAGCACCTCCAGCATCACTAAAGGCTGGTCCATATTGTTGAATCTGACTGAGGAATGTTCCGTTAAGATCAGCACCAGCCTGCAATCCGTCCTTAATAGCATTAATAGCCTCAGTCGTGGATATACCGTATTGATTGGTGAGAGATTCAACTGTACCGAGGACCTCCTTGTAGTCTTTTCCAAATTGTGCGGCCAGAGCAGAAATCTGACTTTGCGTATGGACAAGTTCGTCACCTTGTATGTTAAAGAATTCACGAGTTAATCGTTGCGCCTCTTCAACCTCTACATTGTACTTATACCACCACTTTGCCCCTTCTATCACAGCAGAGATAGAAGCAACCGCAGCTGTAGCTACACCAACGAGTTTTGTCCAACCACCAGAGATAGATGAGAACATACCTTCAAACTTTCCCATAATGCCAGACGTCTGTTTGCCCATAGAATCAGTCAGTCCAGAAGCATCACGACGTAATTCTGACATACGTCCATTCACGCTACGAAGCTGTGATGCTAAGTGTTCATACTCTTTAGGGTTAGCTGCCTTTGAAGTATTGTTCAGTGCTGTCTGAAGTTCCTTGGCATGTTTCTTAAGCTGCGACATCGTCATAGCATTGACATCCATTGCAGAGCGAAGTTCACGCAGTTTCTTATTATTCTCAGCAATCTGATTACTATAATTCTTCACCTCTGCTTGTAAGCGTTTGTACTCAGCGGTCTCTTTCTTACCTGCTGCCTCGAGGTCGAGCATTCGATTCTGTCGAGCCTTCATTTCCTTACTAAGGTCTGATGTCGCACGCTCAAGCTGTCGTAATTCCTGCTGTGCCTTGTCTGTTTTAGCATCGATAACCAAGGCAACGTGGTCTTCTTTGATTTTGCTCATATCTATTGATTATCTGTGGGTAATATGTGATTTGAAAGTGCATCCTCCATTTTCTTTCGCCAAGCAGCACGAACTTCATTTGTAAATCCTGCTTGAATATCAGGGAAAGTCTCGTTGTATAAAACACCCCATACAACTCTATTATAAACAGTATACTTAGCACGCTGCTTCTTGGCTCGCTTACTATTTAAGCCTGCATAGTTAATGCGGTATTGCATATCGAGGAAACGTAGATAAGAGAGAACCCCGATATAAACGGTAAACTTTCCATTCGATTCTTGAAGAGAGAAAGCACGACGAGATAAGAAGTTTCGAAGAGTTCCAGTGTGCTCCTTGAAGTAGCGATTAGCAACTTCTTCCTGCGTCTTATAGATAATGCCGATATCACGACGAAGAATCTCAGAGACGAACTCATCCTTTACGAATTGATCTGTTATCATGACACAAAGATAACACGAGAAAAATAATGGGAAAAGGACAAAAAAGCGAGAGCAGCACGTCTCACGACGTACTGCCCTCAAAAACATAACTTAAAATATAACTATAACTATAAAGACTTATAATTCACGGAACATCCACTTGAACTCTAACCCTTGCGCACCAGGGCGATTGCAGAAGTTATTTCCTGCATTGCGAAGAGCTGTGAATACTTGCTCTGCACACACCTTGGCAGAAGGGTCTATATTACGAATAGCATCTACTACCTCGGGGGTGGAGAAGAAGTGAGTTGTTTCTGCTGGTGTCGAAGCTGGACGGTAAGTTGAAGACAAAGCTGCCACGTAGATACTAATGTCTGTTATAGGCTGCTCGTCGTTTTCTTTCTTTGTTGTCATTGTCTTAAGGTTTTATTGTTTTTGATTATCGGCACCTCCGTGAGGTTCAGCCGAGGTGAGGAATGCGTTGAGGTCCCTACGCAGTGAGTGCAGGGTGTCGAGGAATGTGAGAACTGTATCAGGCTTTATTGTTCCTGCATCTCTCCATTGGTCAAGAAGAAAACTCTCGATAGCTTCTAAGCGTTCTGTGCGCTCAGAGATATAACCAGGGTCGAGCATTGCTCGAAGGGTCTCAGAAGTTTTTTCGTCGAGATTAACGATAGACGCTTTCATTTTGTATTTCATTTTAAATCAATTATTTTTTTTACTTCGGAAAGGGTTTTGTCAAAGCCCTTAAGGTTGTTCACTCGTTCTCCCCATCTATCCATAGCTATTTGTTGACGAGAAGAAGCTTCGCCTGTATCATGAATATTCTTATAATAATCAAGATGATACTCCGCCTTACGGAGTTGACGCTTAACATTATCTCTTAATGACTTTATCAAGCCTGGTGTTGAACAAAAATCATCTAACGGTATGAACAAACCTTTTTCAGCATGGTAGTCATAAATAGTAGGATCAGTTATGATTTTCATTTCGCACCCCCTTTCTGAATACTACTTTTAATGGGATCAGGCAAAGAATAATATTCGTCGCCATCGTCTGGTACAGGCTGAATAGACTCTTGAGAAGAATCGAATCCAAACATCCCACGGACATCAGAGAAATAGATGCGCAACATACACTTCTGTTGAGAGTTGTTCTTGTAGACTGAAATAGTCCCAAGAGATCCTTCGCTAACATGGAACGAGAATCTTTCTTCTGCCTTTGGAATAGCGTTATATTTTTCTTTCAATTCATCAACAACCTTGTTGAATGCTTTTAAGTCCGCTACAAGAACTCCTTGATAATTCTTCATACAATCAGCAAGTGGTACAAGGACTTTGGGAATTGAAAAGTCTCGAAAATAGCAATCAAATATTATCATGCTTTGCCTCCTTTCTTATCACTTCATTAAGATTCTTACTGAGTTCCTCGCTAAAACCTTCCAAAGAAAGCACTTCTTTATATTGAAGACGTATAACACCTTCTGAGAATTCGTGAACAGTAATGATATTGATATAGCCTTTATCAACTTTGAGTTTATATCTTCCCTTCGCCTTTGGAATGGCATCCAATTCTGATTTTAGTTCTTTAATAAACGTCTTCAGCGTAGATTCGTCAGCCATAAGAGTTTGGTAGCGTCGCTCCATACACACGGCAACAGGCTCAAGATACTTCGGGGTAGAATATGCCTTGAAATAGTAGTCAAAGAATATCATTTTGCACCTCCTTTCTTAATTATATTTTTTAAATAATCTGGAAGGCAGAAACATTCGTCACCTTTATCGGAGATAGGGAAAATCTCAAGGTTCTGTTTCTGTTCGCACTGAGTAGAACTCTCAAAAGTCTGAAAGCCCCATAATCCAAGTACGTTGGAGAAGCCTATACTTATCACCGAGATTGGAATTTCGTTGTCGCCAATAGCGATTGAACTATCAGAAAGATTGAGCGTATATTTTTCATTCACATTGGGAATAGAGTTGAATTTCTTATACACCTCATCGATAAATTCTGCAAGCGTATCAAGGTCAGCTACAAGAACCTTGTTATATTTCTTTATAAATTCGGAAAGTGGTTCAAGTTCTTTCTGAACAGAATGAGCCTTGAAATAATTATAAACGAATATCATGCCTTGCCTCCTTTCTGTTTCTTTTCTGATTTGTTCATACGATAAACTAAGTAGCCTGCACAGAGGGTTGAGATTACGGATGTGATAGGCTGCTGCTCGATGGCTACAGCTGCTACAATCACGCACAAAGATACAAGGTTAACTCGAATTACCAAACGACGGGTAACTGAGAACTCGCAAATCCTGCTGTAGAACTCGCTTTTTGAGTCGAGCCAAAGATTAAGAGACTTGATTTTGCGCTGTATCGTAGCACGTACGTCGATAGGCTGCTGTTGCTTTGCAGAGCTCTCGAATTCGATTACTTGTTGCATATTGCACTCGGTTTTGACATTACCCAGAACCGCTGGGTACGGATACGAAAAAGCGGATGCTCTTCCTGTTCGTCAAAACCGAGATTTCTCCACAAGGGCTAAATCACATGGAAGGCATCCGCCATATCTTCGTTGCAGTGGTCTGCAATATGGGCACAAAAATAAGCCCAACGAAGTCTAATAAGTTCGGGGCTTGATATTATCTCGCCCTTGTTTGAGAACATTGTTCTCGGTTTTGACAGTTGCAAAGATAAGGAGTTATTTTGTAACCGCCAAATAAAAACGCAAATATTTTTTGCGCCATGCAAAAATTACCATTCGTCGCCTTTCTGTAACATTGCAGTGCGGAGAGCTGTTATGTAATTGTAACAAGCCATTTTCATAACAGCCCCCTCCATTAATTTAAACATAGGGTTTTTCTCAACTGGTTCATCACTTCCTATGGTTTGCACCATTTCTGAAATGACCCACTTATATTTGTTATCTTTAAAATTTAACTCAAGTCTTCCTTTATATATATTATCAAAAGCTCCATAAATAACAAGAACTCCAGCATCTTTATCTTTAGATTTAATTACATAGTTAGGATTCTTGTATGTTGTCGAAACCCATTTGAAAGCTCTGTTATACAACTCTCCTGCATTAGTATTAGTAACCACGTCAACTCCTGTTAAGGAGTATGTGCTACCAGTAGCGTCAAATTTGCAGTTCTCTAACTCTTTCTTAGGAGCATTTTGTGTCTGCGCATTAACTCCGAGTCCCACAAATGCCATAAGTATGGCTAATAATACTTTTTTCATAAGATTTATCTTTAGATATTTAAATTAGATTAGTCCAAATCTTTTTAGCTCCAAAGGTATAGCATTTGGATAGCTGCACACAGTGCAACGAATTAATTCAAAATCGGATATATTGATAGTTCCTAACTTTTCGCCTTTCATTAGATGCGTTGAAGTAGCTGGGAATATTTTAGTGCAATTCAAAAACGAATCGTGTAAAAGGAAGGGATAAGCCTTAGCCGATATTGGCATGTGATAATCTTTTATAAGAGTAGGGAGGTTTTGATTAATTTTAGAATTGAAGAGAATGCCTCCATAAACATTGCCTTGCTCATCAAAGCCTAATACTACAAAGAATTTATCACGTGTGTCGTATCCATTTTTAGGTATTATGCCATCTGCTTTTGATAACTCTATTTTGTAGACATCGCCCAATCGAACTTCATCGCTCACGGCTTCATCAATAAGTGTCTGAGGTATATCCATTATGATAAAGCCTTTTGGATGAATTCTTGTTCGTTAATGTAGTCTACAAAGCCGTCATTTGCTCCGCCAGCTTTAGCAATGTCGCTAACACTCATAACACAACAGTTGCTTGTAGCATGCCATGCACTATCGTGCGATTTATCTACCAACTCGCCAAAAGAGAGACCTTTGTTTTCTGCAATTGATTCTTTAAGGCTTTCTATATCGGCTTGAGATAGATAGTCCATGTTTGCTTCTCTTTTTGGCAAAAGCGTGTTAGAGGCATCTTTGCCAGCAAACTCAATAGCTTCTGTAAAAAGTGGAATTAGCTCTTTTGCATAATGTTCATTCTTACAAACAGCACTATAGAGTTTTGTAGGAACTGGTCCGTATTCCATCGCTACAAAATCATCTGCAACGATACGACTTCCCCATTTGCATAAATGTTTCTGTTGTGCGAAATATAAGATTTTGAAAATGTGATAATAATCCAGCCCTTTGGTAGCATTGATAATATACAATACTACTTCTATCAGTTTCTCTTTATCAAATTGTGTCATACTATTGGTTGCTTTTAGTTTGGAGATTAAAAAAACTCCCTTTAATAAGACCTTATTATTTTATCAAGGGTAGCTCCTTAATTCTTGATACATGGTGTCGGTAATATAGTTGTCTTATCGCATAAAATCAGTGTAGTCTATCATTTCCAAGTGCAAAAGTAGGAATAATCAACGAAATAAGCGACACTTAACGCAATTATTTTTTGCGTGACGCAAATTTTTCACCTCGTAAAGCATAAAGCCCCTCGCATTGCGAGGGGCTAAGATGCACCCATAGGCGATGAGTGACTTTTGTCTTAAGGTCAATGAGAACCTCGCCTAAATATTTTCTGCTGCACGACGAATGCGGTTGGATAAATCGATAAGTGCGCCTCGCAGCTGCTCAGTTTCTTGTTCATTGAAACCACCTGCACCTCCGTTGCCATCGATACCGTCCATTTTGTGGTAAAACCAAGATGAAGACTTCTGAAAGTACGTATTGGCAAAATCACGCCATGAAACCGACATTAAAATGTCTTGTACTTTTCTTTTCATATCAGTAACTACTACTGGGGTTGTCATAACTGTTTCCATTGTTGCTGTGTTTATAGTTTTACTTTTATTGTGCCTCTCCCTCGTAGGGGAGAGGTCTTTAGGTTTATTCGTATGGCTGTCGGACCATTTTGTCGAAGAGCTCCTGTAAATCCCATAGGAGTTGTGGATAGCCATTCGGATAAGATTTGTTATAGTTTCTCATCCTTTCGAGGAGTTCCCGTTCTTCGGGTGTGACCTCCATTAATTCTTTTTTCTGTTTCATATTCTCATTGTTTTTTTGACAATACAAAGGTACTACAAATATTTGTAGTATGCAAATATTTACTATAAAAAATCGTAGTAAGATTGAATATTTAACATTTAAAAAGGCATGATGAACTTGTATCACCATGGCAAAGAGGTCAATGAAAACCTCTACTAAACATTTTCGTGACTTAACGAAATTGATAACTATTGATAACCACTTCGAGCATCTCGGAAATGGTTACACCACTTTTAACTGCTAATTGCGTTAATCGTTCCTTTGCTTGTTCGCTCACTCGTGAGCTGAGCGGAACCTTGCCTAAATATTTACGTCCAGAATTAGGACGTGCGCCACCTCTATTATCGCTCATTCCTATTACCTTTAATTAAAAATTCAGCAGCCTTGCGCAATGAAGAAGCAAGACTCTCTGCTGTTACTCTATCCTCTTGAAGTTCTAATCTCCAGCGAGGAAACTTTCTGCGATACAGATACGTCTTCGATTCATCCTCGCTCGTCTCGTATCCGTATACATGACTGAAGCACTTGCTTCCGTGATGTCGAGCAGCCCACTCTCTCATCGCACCGACAATGTGAGCGAGATTTTCTGCAGTGGCAGAGCTATCCTCTAAGAGTGTCACTTTCTGACTTTCATTGAACAATCCGTCTTCAAATGTTATAACGACCTTGTTCTCCGTATCGGTTAGCACCCAGCCGTTAGGCTGAGTGCTGCTCTTTTGAATAATAAATTTCTTCATATCTCTTTACATTCTGTATAATCTCTATCAACAAACATCTCTGCTATACCTGATAACTGTTTATAGCGTAACAGTTCATCAGCATCCATGCCAACTTCTTTCATAATCCATTGGTCACTCATGCCAGACTTTTTCAGTTCGCCTACAATATTCATCATCAACTCTATGGAATGGCTACCCCTCGCACGATTATGACGAATCGTTGAAGCCATACGATTACTTATATCCTTGTCTATAACTACGACTGGTAGCTTACCACCTTCACGCTCGTAAATATCCTTATGGGTGAGCATAACCGTATAACGATGGTATCCGTCTACGATTTCATATTTTCCATCGGGTAACTTATAGCAGACAATAGGCATCGTATATCCATCCTCCTTAATACTCTCATACAGCAGTTTCATTTCGGGTGGTGCTACCCTGTTTGGATTGTAACAATTTGCCTGTATCTGTTCTATAGGAACAGCTTTCACATTATATACGGGTGATTTCATAAGTCCTTATATTTTTCCTTAATAGCTTCTCTACGTTCCAATTCACTCTTCGTAAGCGAAAACCCCATATACTTACAAAGATGGTCATTCTTTATGATACAGATACACATGCGCTTATAAGTCGGAATATCCTTGAAGTTCTTGCCTGTATAGTCTTCCTGGTACTCCATTCTGACAGGCTTTTTTGTCGTCTTATAGTTCGTCGTATTACCGATGTCTATTTTGACTCCCGCTTCTTTAAGCCTACTAATAGTATCTTCGTCAAGGCATCCACCCCGTTCTTTCCAGAACTTGACACTTGTAGCGAGCTTGTCAAAGTAGTTCTGCCTTGTCGCTTCCGGCAAAGTATCGAGCAGAAAGTACATGTATTGTTCCCAAGTGAAATGCTCTGGCTTAGTTATTCTCTTCCATCCCATGGCGGTTGTTCCGCCATATAGACCAGCAAAATTAACCCCATTGACACGTCCTACAACTCGTCCCCAAGTATCAGGCTCTATCACTTGATAAAGACGAATAGCCTCCATTCCTTCACTCAAGAAAGGAGATGCTACACGTTGCTTGTGTAGGGGAACGCCAGCATAATAGAATAAATCATATAAACGATTATAATCCCACTGGTTCTTCGCATTCGCAGTCCACACATCTTCAGTAGTCCAATCATGGATAGGGTAGGCTGTAACGCAGTTCTTTGCCGTGTTTGTCCAAGAATAACCCTGCCATGTTTTATAATTCCTATCGCTATGTACAGCACGCCAGCGGTTAAGACTCTCCCCTGTTCTGATACCTATTAAGCAACATACGCTTCCATATTTTGTAGTCAACCATTCTCCGAACTCATCTTGAAAGTCATAATCCCACAACTTATCAGAGAAGAAAGGAAAGTCTTTCTCTGTCATCGCATTGATAGGAGGAGTCTTTACCCATAGTTCCTTTTTACTTTTCTCATATGGTCTCCAGTACGACTGAAACATACTTGTGCTGGTCGTGACTTTGAATGGTACGCAGATGTGGTAAATATCCGCCTTGTTCTTGAATCGCTCAAGAGTCCGTTCCACATATTCAGAGGTCATTTTGTACTGCGCTTCGTAGTCCATATGAAAAATCCCGAATCGAACGCCACGTTCCTCAGCAACTTTAGCACACAGTTCCAGCAACACGCCACTGTCTTTACCTCCACTGAAAGAAACATATACATAATTGAATTTATCAAATATGATATTGAGTCTTTTTATTGCAGCTTCATATACATTCATACCATCCTTAAATCGTTGTCAGAATCTTTATCAGCGTAGTATTTGCCGTCAATAGTATAACAGCAGACTTTTCTATTCTCTATTAGTCCCACTATAGGGAAAGTTTCACTCTCTCGATCAAAGGCAAGTAATCGGACGGATTTACCGTTCTTTGTACAAACCTTTGCACCACTCTTTGCTGATATTAAATTAAATTTCTTCATAATTCTGTTTTTAATTCCTCAATTGTCTTTTGTTTGAAATATTCAGTCATTGAGATTTTCTTCTCGATGTTAGAATCAATCATATTCTCGAGTCCGACATTGCCTGTCATATCATAATAGATGCAGTCAGACTCTTGCCCTGTTCGAAAGGTCCTACGTGTTGCTTGCATTCGCAGAGCATAATCCCACACCTTATCGAAGAATATCATATACTGGTAGCGTTGCAAATTCAGCCCAAAGGCCTCTTTTTGATAAGAGAGAACTTTTGCCTCCTTATATCTACACTCACATTTAGTTCGACTGTCTATATACTTACAGAAAATTATAGTATCTTTTTGTGGAATCTTAGTAAACAGCTCGTCAACCTTAGTAAACTTATCAGCTGTGCAACAATATGCGTGTTGCATCTTTTGAGTCATTTCAAGGAAAATGTTGTTGTTTCTGTATTCCATCATTTCGTTGTCCAAGAACAACTCTTTGATATTAGTATATTCTTCTTTTTCCTTTTCACTTATCTTATAGTTAATATTATTATAGTATTGACTTACATTTAATTTCAAGTCACATTTATAAACATAGTGTTCTATCAATGAGTGAAGATAATCTATATTTTCATATCCATTGATAAACTCACGTGTTATAATCTTTCTTCCACATTTTTTGATAAATGTAGTATAGTCACAGAAGGTATTCTTAAACTGAGTGTAGCTCATATTAAGAATACGATGATCAAGAAACTCCATCTGCGCCCAAAGATCAAGCAGATTCTTACTCAATGGTGTTCCATTTAGAATAAGCTTATATTCCGCCTTTCTTGAAAGGCAAAGGAGCCGTTTGGTCCTCTTTGCCTCCATATTCTTGATTTTTAGGCTTTCATCCATAACAATGAATGTACTTTTGCTTTCAGATAACAGATTGTAAACCAACAGATATATTCTATCTGACAACCCAATACTTTCTATACCAAAGAAATCAACCGTCCCTTTCAATCCTCCCCACTTAGTTATTTCAGCCTTGAGATTGTCCAAGGTGCGAAGAGGTGCAATCCATATTATATGGTGACACAGAGAAGTGTTGACAATCTCCATTGCTACACGGGTCTTTCCCGTTCCAGCATCCATAAAAACTGCACCAACCTTCCATTTTAGAAGATGCTGGATGCATTTTTTTTGTCGAGGTAATAAGTTGGTCATCTTTCCAGCTCTTTTACACCATTGTCTAAAACTGGTTCAACCTGGTTAGGTTTGTGTCGAACACTACTACACTCAGGGAGTCTTTTCCCTTTCTCGTCAAACCATGCTTCTTTCTTTGTGCTATACTGAATTTTCTTCTTTGGAAGAATCCAAGAGGCTACCCAGTATGCATCGCTCTTTTTTACGTCATGGTCTTTTCCAAATACACAAGATTTTGGTAAAATATCTTCGCTACCATCATAAGAACGAGCTTTATAAGCTTTGTCAGAAATAGAGAATAAGCTCTCTAATCGAACGGAGAAACATTGTGTCTTCTTCATATTACCAGAGATATTCAAGTTTGTTATAATCATCGTCTGTTAGCTCCACGTGGAAAGCGTGGATATTTTCTCCGTTAATTACTGCGTTATGAGCAGTATTTGTTTTCTGCACATAACCAAAAAGTATATACTTCCCTTGTTCATCCTCTCCGTGATAAAGGAAAGAAAAAACAGAAGAACTCTCGCTTTGGGAGGTGTGTTCCAACTCTGTGTTGATTACACCACTTTTTAAAAGTGCTTCTATACGTTTCATGTTTACTACAGTTTTTACGGTGTGTCTCACCTTCTTTAATTGTACACTGCAAAGATACAAAGAATATTTGATATATGCAAGCGTTTTTCAAACTATTTTGAAGAAAGTTTGTTTTTTCTCAATATTGGAAAAAAGCCGTAACAGTTCGGGACTGCTACGGCAACAAAGAACGAGCATCGTGTTTTATAATTCAACGGTCACGAAACCTCTGTTAATTAGGTCGGCAAGGAAGGCATCGGGGCTGTCAGTCGAAACAAGGTAGCCTTCGAGTTCCTGCAAGCGGTGAGCAAAGCGCACCATATAATCTTCGTCTGTTCCTTCGCTATCGAAGCGACTGCCTATGCGAAGCTGGTGGAGGAAGTCAGCTGGAGAGATGGCGACGATTTTGTCGCCATCCTTCAGCCTGTAGGTTGTTAACATGCTGCTAATTTTTTAGTTCTCAATCTGAAGTATAACTTTTCGCTTTCCGTGAGGAAAGGAATGTTCTGCAAGGTGGTGTTGTTTTTCACCTTGCCCTGCTTTGCAAAGGTAATCATTTTTGCGAGAAAATGAATCCAAGCAGACATCTTTGTGAAGTTCGTTGAACCTCCGTGCTGGCGGAACTCAACCGTGCGGTGGCGTGCGTAGGCTTCAAGGTTTATCTTGTGGTAGCGGTTGTTAGCGAAAGCAGCTCTAAGGTCGCTAATGTTAGAAGCTCGGTTGATTGCTATCTCTGAAATGGTGGCAATGGTCCTACAGTAGCGGTTGTTGCGTCTGCTTAGTGGCATAAAGTGGTCGATTACATTCTCAAGGCGTTTGTAAGTTATAATAAGGTTCTTCCAAGTCTGAAGGTCGAACTCCGCAGCGTCCATGTGAACGTGAAGTCCGCAAGAGTCGTTAACCTTAGCGTTGCAGAGGTCGAGGACCCAGCAGACCTTCTCAAGTTCCTCAAGTCCTTGCTCTCCGTGGAGGATTGGGCTAACGAGTTCGAAGGTGTTGTTGCCTGAAAGGCTGCTGTCGGTAACCAACTTCCAATGGTCGGTGTGGTCGGTGTGGTTGTAACGCTCAACGTTAACTCTGATGCCTGCTGCGGTAAGTTCTCTTGCGAGGCGTTCACGTCTGCAGTTGTAAGCTTCAATCTCGATACCGAAGTTGCGGTTGAAAGTGTAGTCGAGTTGTGGAAGAACTGTTGCTGCTGCTTGTGCTACGCTCTGTGTCATTCCTTGCATCATGCGCTTGTAGACGTTTTGCACGAATCCGTAGTTTCCGTTAGCTACAAGGTCAGCTACCTGTCTGCGTGTAAGTCCGAGGGTGAGGAGCTTCTGAATCTTTGAAGTCTTTGTTCCGTTCTCGTTAAGAATGCTTTGAATTTGCTCGTTCATAATCTTTGTTTTTTGAATGTTCTTTGTTTCTAATTGTACTGCTAAGGTAACACTATAATAAGGAACGTGCAAGTACTACAGCCTTTATAATCAGTGATTTAGAAGTAATTATCTAAAGCTAAAAAACGATATAAAAAGGGGCTAACGCATCAC